TCCAGACTGGTTGAAAGAGATGATTAAGGAAGACGACGCACGGATCACGAAACACTGATCATGTCAATAGCAAAGATTATTTGCTGTTAGGATTGTAATTTTATATATTGGCTTTTCGTCACGAAAAAGGAGCAATAATGACAAAAAAGAAAACATATATGACACAAGATGGATATAGATTTTATGTTCAACCTACTGGAATAGTGACTGATACAAAATCAGGTAAGAACGTAGATATGAGTTTTAAATCTGTTGACCAAATGTTAGAAGTGTTTCCTGATATTAAGTTAATAAAATACAAAAAAAGAGCAGAAGGAGGGGCTGTTAAAAAGTTTTCCTCTGGCGGTCAAGCTCTACGTGGCATTGGTAAAGTAATAAAATAGGGGGTCAATATGGAAGAATTACAAGAAAAGTATGAGGGGGCATTAGCAGCGATAGCTTACCTACACAATGAATTACTAGCTGTAAAGCACTGTCAGTGCGAGGATGATACAGAGGAATCTGAAGAGGATAACGGGGCCTAATATAGGCCTTCGTGTCCCTGTTCAAAGTATTTGTTCTTCAGGTGTCTGTCCCAAAATTGTTTTCCATTCGCTACAATAGTATTCCACTCTCGATGGTTAAATCTTTCTGTTGAACCATCTTTGTATTCTACCTCATAGACCATGTCATGACCACCTGAGTCAGTCCTCTGTTCAAACACCCTTAGCTGCTTAATTATATCTCTTAGCATCATGGTATTTTAAATACTTTACTTCTTTTACCATACCTTTGGGAATAATTGCAACCCTTCCTCCTTCTTGAGAATCGTCATCACACCAGTCAGCCATCAGTGACATCTCTTCTTCTGTGTCTTTTACAAGCCAGCCAATCGAAAAACAACCAGCTGCCGTTTTCTTTATTATGTCTTTAAATTCTACCCAGCCAGAAAAAGGCTCGGTTGCATCTTTCCATCGGACTATCACAATCGGACAAGTCTTCAGGTTAAATTTCATTTCACTAAAGTATTCTGTCCAGGCACCAGCTTGGAACATTTAGGGTTCTCCACTTTCTTTGAAACACTAAACCATTGCTCACGGCCAACGATATAGTCTGTACCGCTAGCGTCAACGCACTTTTGTGAACCGATTGTATCTTTCACGGCTTGTTGTACAGAAGGCAACGACATATCATCACCGACCATGGACCCGCCGTCTTTAAGTTTGGGCCACCAGTTAAGTATGTCATCCATCACTGCTTCATATTCATGCGCACCGTCTATGATAATACCTTGAAAATGTTTATCAGCAAATCTTGCTAAAGTATTAACGTCGTCCGATCTGCTTTGAATAGGAGTTAGTATGCCTTTGTCAATATATTCTTGACAGTTTTTTAAAAATATATCGTAGTATCCCTTCAAACCTAAGTCTAAGTTTGCATGTTCAGAGCTACCAGTAAATGTGTCCAGTGAGTAAAGATGAACTTTTTTACCTGAGTTGATAATGTTGGTTGCCATATAAGATGTTGATCTACCCATGAACGGTCCTATTTCTAAAATTTCATCTCCGTCTTCACAGTGATGAAGTAGCAGGTCATATGCTTCATGCATGTTGAACCAGCCTGGTATTGTAAAATATTTATGATTCATAACTCTCTCATTTTCTTGAGACTCGTGAACAAGCTGTCTTGTATCTTGCGGAGACACTTGAAGAAAATAGGAGGAACTGCGTCCACGAATCTCGTTGCAATAATATAGGATAAATTGCATATTGAAAGTATGAAATATTTCTTAATAGTTTGGATATGTATCAACGATCCAAGCATGGAGTTAAAAAATAGATGCCAGCAATTGACCATGGACCAGGAACCATATGAAAAACTTCTTGATTGTCAATACAGAGCTCATTATCTCTGGAAAGATTTAGAACCAGCAGGCAATATCTACATGTCAAGTTTCTGTGCCTCTAAGCTGTAACGTGTGCATATAGTATTATAAATATAAATACAAAAATAAAAAAATAAATTAGCCGAAATGTTACGTAACATTATTAATATATTACTATTAGTATTATTTATCAGGGTTTTTAAGTGTAACGTAAGTGTAACGTGGAGTCCTAACGTAACGTTACGTTGGGATATCTTGAGTATTGAAATAGCTTGATTTTAGCCTAAAGTGTACTGCAATGACAACAACAGACGTTACAGACGTTACAACCACTTTACAAGAAAGATTCGATCACTTTCCAGGATTATCACCAAAGCAAGCTAAGTTTGCACAATTGATAGTTTTGTATGAGGGTAGGAAGACAGCAACACAAATAGCTATTGAATGTGGTTTTTCAGAAAAGACCGCAAGACAACAAGCTAGTAATATGCAAAACCCAAAAAGTTTTCCAAAGGTTGTTAACGCTATAAATCATTATAGAGTACAGTTTTATAGAAAATACGAAGTAAGTTACGATAAACATTTAAAAAGAATGTATGAGTTATCAGAGAAAGCAGAGCAGGCTGGTAATTGGAATGCAGCAGTTGTAGCTGAAAAGAATAGAGGTCAGGTGGCAGGACTTTACATCGACAAGAAAGAAATAAAGTATGGAACTATTGATAGCATGAGTATGGAGGAAGTCGATGCAAAAATTAATGAGCTTGAAAAAAGATTATCAGGGGAAACGGCTAAACCGGTGGTAATCGATGGTAACGAACGACAAACATCTCAAGGGTAATTGGGCACATCAAAGAGCAATATTATGGTTGTCCGAGAAAGGGTATTATGTTTTTAGCAATGTTTTTGGCACAGGTTGTGTCGATCTTATTGCCATTGATGATCTTGGGCATATTGAATTATTTGATGTGAAGTTAGCTGGTTTCAGAAATAATAAAGATACTTTGGGCTCCAAGCAGATGATCAATAGAGTCTTAACAGCAGAACAAAAAGAACTTGGAGTAAAACTATTGTATGTTTTTGATAATGGTGAGTGTCGAGTTCAGTTAGACAGAGCTGCCTGGTTGAAAAAACAAGAAAATAATAGAGACAAGAAAGGTAGATTCAAAGGAACAGATGAGGAAACCTGAGGGTAGGTTCGTTGCAACTTTTAGAAGCAACTGTGATAAAATACACTTCTTAAAAATAGACTCTTGGTCTACACCAGGATTACCTGATTTATATGGATTATATGAACATGAGCAAACAGGATTACCTGGCACTTTTTGGGCAGAAATGAAGTGTACATCAATTAACAAGATTGGACTGTCTCCACTACAGGTTGCCATAAATCTCAAGCTATCTGAGTACAACATACCCAATTATATACTTGTGAGAAGCCTCTCTAAGAGGGCCCTTAAGATTTTTCCAGGACACTTGGTTGATGAAGCATCGAAGGTTGGTTTCAAATCCAAGAGCCACGTTGCATGTTTCGAAGATCCTTTACCTTGGACCGAAATTCAAAAATCCCTGATGGTGGACCCCCGAATTATTTTTGAAGGTTATGGTAAGATCTTCACCGGGCCCGCAGCCCAGGTCGAATAAATCCCTACTAAATCCCCCGAGTTCCGACCCCACTGTTCGCCGACTAATTAATATAGTTTGTCTTCCCGCGCTCGCGGCTGTCTTCTGGGTTAGTCAAGGGTAAAAATCCCCTTGTAATGTAATGTTTTGCCGAGCATCTGCGTTCCAGGATCCCTGAGCTGCGGGCCAGGCAGCAGGTGGAGTTGTTCAAAATCCCTGAATCTTGACCCCCATGCAACCCGATTCTATAATATAACCCTGAGCTTCCCGGGCCGGGATGCAGGTGCAAAAAAAATTTAAAAAAGGGGTTGACATCCTAACAATTACCAACTATATATATACATAGAAATAAAGAAAGGAGGACTTACATGTCCTTTAATTACGAATACAAGCTAGAACAGCTAGAAGAATATTGCCGCTGCAACATGCCAGCAGGCTTTACAAGAAGCAACTTGACTAATCTTTTATTATCTTTACTAAACGGTGAGGATCATCTGGAGCACATACGAGACTGGATGAACGATTACACAAAGGAGGAAAAAGAATGAGCAAATTTTACGGAGTTATTGACGAATCCGCAAGGAGAACACAACCGACGGCCAGAGGCCATTCGGCAATCGGGACCACTGCGGCCAGCTGGAAAGGGTGCATCAAGGTCCGTTTGTGGGAAGACCACGTCACAGGTGATATCTGTTTTAGGGTTCAACAGGATCCCTGGCACGGGCATGGTATCCGGCAGACCATAGCAGATGGAATCGTTGGCCGGGAATGCTGATACAAGCTTTTTTATTTACAGCTATTTTTTGGTTGCTTGGGGCTAGTAGGTCCCAGGCAGTCATTATCTTTATTTTGTTCTGTCTCTTCTGGATTGGTAACGAGGCTGCAGACGCTGTTCGTACCATCGAAATCCCTGAGGTTCGACCCCAGGCCCATCAGATCTATTAATATAATTGAACGCCCCGGCCGCCAGGCAGGTCTGGTTGAAATCCCTGAGGTTCGACCCCACGCTTTGCTTTGCTTATAATATAATTGAACGCCCCGGCTGGGAGCAGGAGTTTTGTTCCAGATAATCCTGAATCTAAATCCCTGAGGTTCGACCCCACGCTTTGCTTTGCTTATAATATAGAAAAACTTCCCGCTCGCGCCCGCTCGCAAAAAAAAAAACAAGAAAAAAAATTTTTGGTGCTTCGCACTTATTGTTTTTAGAAGAAAATAGTTATCCACAGAAAAGATTTTTTTCTTTAATTTTTTATTATTTAAAAGTTGCAATTAGTTAGGATATATGGATAATGGAAACATACTTTAAATAGTATAGAAAGAGAGAATGCTAATATGCAGAATATAAGTAAAGAAGATAGAAACAAGATTGATGACTACGCAAGGTTGTCAATTCTTAAATCTATCTTTGTTAAGGAATGGCAGGAAAGCTGTCGTAAAGAACTAGCCTTTATGTCAGGCAAGTATCATGGTTTCTTATTGGGTGATGAGTTTCAGTTCTCCCATAAGAAAAGACAAGGTGGTTTATCTCAAAGTAAGATGACTACCTTTATTAAAGAAAAGTTTGGTTATACTGATGACCAAATGAAAGAGATGTTTGGTAGTGAACAGACTATTAATGTGTTTACACCAAAGCCTTTAATATCAAGTATTAAACAACAAAAGAAATGCAAAGATAGTATCTTGCGTTCTAATGTTATGAATTTAATACCAAACTATCAAGATAAGGTGGTGTTGTAATGCCAAACGACAATTTATTACAACTCTTAAACCTACCAACTCAAAATGCTAATACAGAAATGGATAATCAAAATGATAACACTAATGTTAATTGGCAAAGTGATTTGCTTGGTTGGGTTTATTCTAATACTCTTGAGAGTGTTCTATTAACTTGGCTAACCAATAACCAAATGTCAAAGCAAGACTTGGCTAGGGTTTTGGTTTCAGTCTTGGCTAATAAACCAACTAATCAACAAACTGATGTTTCATCTAGGGTTATTGAAAAACTAAACAGTTTAATAAATAGCCAGTAGCATCAGCACCTGTGACCAGTACCTGTTTTTACAGGTGCTGGTTTTTTTATGCCTGAGTTATTCAGATCCCACAAAATTTAGTGTCGCTGGACACTTCCAACATACTATATCTAGTAGTCCCAAAAATTTCCGAAACTCGACCATCTGAAATCTCCCCCCAGCACCCCCTTGTGTTGCGCGGTTGCTTTATAATGCAACATGAAGTCAAGATTTGCACATACACAACCTCCACAAAATACTTTTGAATAGGGGACCCAATCTGATATAAAAACTCAATGGGAATGCAAATCGAGGGCCTAACCCCTTTTGAACAAGAAGAGGCCCTAAAGAAACTCGTACTTAGAAAAAAAATTTTAGAGTTACAAGGCAAACAGAAAGAGGATTTCTTATTGTTTGTTAGAACTGTATGGCCAGAGTTTATTGCTGGTAATCACCACAAAATTATTGCAAAAAAATTTGAAGCTATCGCTTCCAAGAAAATCAAGAGACTTATTGTTAATATGCCACCACGACACACTAAATCTGAATTTGCGTCTTTCTTATTTCCAGCATGGATGATGGGCCGTGAACCACGGTTAAAGATCATTCAAACATCACACACGGCAGAATTAGCACAACGCTTTGGCCGTAAAGTCAGAAACTTAATCGACACACAAGATTATCAAAACGTTTTTCCAGGCATGGAATTATCGGCGGACTCCAAGGCAGCAGGTCGTTGGGAAACAAATGCCGGTGGTGAATACTTCTCTGCCGGTGTCGGTGGAGCAATAACCGGTCGTGGTGCTGACTTGTTAATTATCGACGACCCACACTCCGAACAAGATGCACTTAGTGCTACAGCGTTAGAGAATGCGTGGGAGTGGTATTCTTCTGGTCCTCGTCAGCGTTTACAGCCAGGTGGTGCTATTGTGATTGTTATGACTCGTTGGAATACAAAAGACATCACCGGAGAACTGATCAAGGCTCAAGGACAACCAAAAGCGGACCAATGGGAGATTATAGAGTTTCCAGCGATCTTACCTTCCGACAAACCTGTGTGGCCAGAGTATTGGCAAAAAGAAGAACTAGAGTCAGTCAAAGCATCTATCTCTGTTGCAAAATGGAATGCACAGTGGCAACAAAATCCTACAGCAGAAGAAGGAGCTATCATCAAAAGAGAGTGGTGGCAAACGTGGGAGAAGTCACAGATGCCTGGTCTGATGCACGTGATACAATCTTATGATACTGCATTTAGTAAAAAAGAAACCGCCGACTACTCCGCTATCACTACGTGGGGTATCTTCATGCCTGACGAAAAAACACCTAATATAATTTTGCTTGATATGAAAAAAGGCAGGTGGGACTTTCCTGAGATGAAAGAGATTGCATATGACAGCTACAAGTATTGGGAGCCGGAGTCCGTGGTCATTGAAGCAAAGGCATCGGGCATGCCATTAACACAAGAACTCCGCATGCGTGGTATCCCTGTTATCAACTTTACACCTTCTAAAGGCAATGATAAGTTGAGCAGAGTTAATGCTGTTGCGCCTTTGTTTCAATCTGGCGTAGTGTGGGCACCAGACGAGATCTGGGCAGAAGAGGTAATCGAAGAGTGCGCTGCTTTTCCGTATGGTGAGTATGATGATTTAGTTGACTCCATGACACAAGCATTGATGAGATTTAGACAAGGTCGTTGGATTGAGTTGTCCGATGATTTTGAAGATGAGCCCGTAGACACTAGGAACAAGGAATATTATTAATGTCAATATTTGATAGACTAAAAGATATCGTTGGATTTTTAAACACAAGACCTGAATCACGAACACCGGAACAAGAACAGATAGGTGAGGAACTTTCAGAAGCAGAAAAGACAGCAAGAGATATAGCAGAGTCTCGTTTAGAAGGAGTCACGGATGAAGAGGCAAGCAATTTCTTAGATACTATTCGTGACTTTTTAAACTCTGATCAAAAAAATATAAATGAGTTTCGAAAAAAGAACGCAGAACAAATCAATAAAGACAAAGCTCTTTTTAAAAAATTTACAAGACTAAACCCTGTTGGAGTGGTTAAAGATTTTTTGTTAAAGAAAGCTATTCAAACGTACGGCCCCACCGTACAAGAGATAGCCACTAAATTCATAGCAGGACTTGACGATCCAGAAACTAAGGTAGGAAATCAATTTGAGTTTATGGGCACCGTCTACAGTGACCAAGATTATCTTGAAGCAGGTAAAAGAAATCTATCAGAGCTTCAACAATTTCATGAAGACAAGTTATACAACATTGATAAGAACCGGGGAGGTGTCAGTAACTTAAAAGCTTTTATCAGTTTGTTGCCAGATGATTATGCCAAGCTACCTACACAAGTTTACAATGATCTAAGGCAGATGAAAAAAAATCACCCTAACACACCCTTTGCAGATTTTTATGACCCTGCAAGTTTGAGAACCTCAGGTCTTGAATTTATATTGTTAAGAGCGAACAAACAAAACCCAGACGTACCCATAACTAAAACAGACCTCTTAGGATTAATTGAAGAGGGGGGTGCTTTAGATCCTAACACAAGAAAAACTAGATATGATAGAGGCACTGGCGGTGCTAAATCAAATTATGGAACATTGTTAAGTCAAGTGGAGGAGGCTATTGAACAGTTAGCACCTTATTCAACTAACCAGTTTACTGGTAAATATTTTCCTGAGCTTAATCAATATCTCTTAGATCTCAAAGACTCTATAATTTTATCGGAACGAGATGAGGGGGACATATCAGTTAATGATAGAATAGAGTTTCAAGCTGCTATGGGTAGGGAGTTTCAAAATAGATTACAGACTGTCTTTGATCAAATAAGAGCAGACGCTCCTAGTCCCGAGTATAGTATAGAACAGGGCATACCAGAACAAAGAGCTAATTACTTAGCTCTAGCTAATGAAATAATTAGAAACCTTAACAGCAATGTTATGACCGCTCTTGTCCCAGTGGAGCAAACAGGAATGTCGATTCCTACTGGAGAAAGAGAGCCGACATATTCTAATATGGCAGTTATAGGAACAACCAACTATGACGTTCAAGGTGTGGTAGGTCTGCCACGAGAAGCTCTTGAAGAAAAACTTCCAAGCGGAACACATTACAGGGGTGATCTTATTTTACCTAACATGACAGATGCTTTTCACTATCGCACAGGTCAACTTAACGGTGACAATGGTCCAATTAATTATTTTATCGAAGTTCAATCTGATCATGAAGAGAACATAAGAAAATCAAATAAATACTACGATCCTTCTTTAGCATTAAAGGGAGAAGAGTTGACAGAGAAAAATTTAAAATTTGCAAACGAGAAACTCCCTAACTTACAAAACTTTTTTAAATTGAATGATGGTGAAAAAGATATGTTAGATCAAATTTTTTCAATGATGCGCTATGACGAAGAAAGAGCAGGAAATAAGTTTGCTTTTCAAGATAAAGACAATCCTTCAAATGTTTATGTCATGACTCCTGATGGAGAGTATCAAAACTCTGCTGGTGGCACTATTAACCCTGCCACAATTGATTCATCAAGATATAAAATATATCGAAACGCTAAAGACACAGAATTTATTGCAGGAGGTAGCCCTGTGATGAAAGCTTTTTTAGATGTTTACTTTGGCGGGGATGCAATAATGACTGACAATATTCCAGCAGCTAATGTTGAACGATATTTAGAAAAAAACACAAGATCAGATGAACTTTTAAAATATGTTAAAAAATTAAATGAGTTTAGAGAGGATTTATTTAAAGGTGATAGAATACGAACTGAAAATGTAGAGGGTGCAAGTAGTAGAGTAACACCCTATGTAGGTAGTCCTCAAGAGTATGCTGAAAAAGCTATCTATGAATTTATATTTGATTCAGTGAGGCAAGGAGTTGATAAAGTATCATGGGTGCCTGGAGAGGTTAGCACACAGATACAATTCGCTAGAGAAAGTGATCCAGCAAATTATGCAGATCATGATAGCGCTCTTGCAACACATCACTCACCACAGCAAACTCAAGGTATGTTTGATTTTTACGGAAGCTCAAAACAAACTAAAGAAAACCATATGTACCGAGCTGCAGAGGTCGTTGTTGATAAGATAAGTAAACTAGGTAACATGATTTATGGAGAGGATTTTGTAGCTCCTGTTCTTTATGAGCAAGGTGCAAAAGATGAGAATGATAGATTTTTATCTCCTATTGATAATTCTTATTTTCCTGAGGAGGGCAGAAGATTTGACAGAGCTAATCCTGGAATAAGAGAGGGCTGGGGGTTTATTGATCTTAAACCTATGATAGACTCTATCCAAGGAGATAACAAAGAAGAAATCATAGAGAACATTCTATCAAATTACGTCGAACGTAAAAGTGGTGGACAAGTATGGAGCTCTAGTTTAGTTTCGTTAGATGAGGTCATAAATGGTTGATAATATAGACAAAGCGATTAATCCAGCTGAAGAATTACAAATAGAAAAAGTTGGACAAGAAATAAATTTACAAGGAGAGAATCCTGATGGAAAATTTTTAGAAGAGGATGACGGAAGCGTCGTAGTTAATCCAGAGGAGGAAGCACAAGAGAGTCTTTCTTTTGGTGCAAACTTAGCAGAATTTTTAGATGACAATGATTTAGAAAATTTGTCAAACGATTTGCAATCAGACTACAACACTGACAAAAGTTCTCGTGAAGAATGGGAGACAGGATATACTAAGGGTTTAGACTTACTTGGATTTAAGTATGAAGAAAGAACCAGACCTTTTGCTGGAGCCAGTGGAGTTTATCATCCATTGTTATCAGAGTCCGTTGTTCAATTTCAAGCGCAGTCTTATAAAGAATTATTACCTGCCGGTGGCCCAGTAAAAACTCAAATTATCGGAGCAAGCACTCCACAAATAGAAGCACAATCAGAGCGAGTAAAAGATTTTATGAACTATTACATTTCTGATGTAATGGAGGAATACGATCCTGAGTTAGATCAAATGTTATTTCATTTACCATTAGCAGGATCTGCATTTAAAAAAATTTATTATGACGGAGGCATGGCTAGGGCTGTTTCAAAGTTTATAGCTGCTGAAGATCTTGTAGTTCCGTACATGACATCAGATCTTGAATCCGCAGAGCGAGTAACTCATGTTGTTAAAATGACAGAGAATGAAGTTAAGAAACAACAAGTGTCTGGATTTTATAGAGACGTTTCAATCAACCCTTATGACGCTGAGGATGACATTCAAGAAAAGTATGATGATTTAGAGGGAACAAAAAAAGAAGAAACTTATCAAGATTACACTTTATTAGAGATGCACGTCTTGTTAGACTTAAAAGGTTTTGAAGAAGAGTCAGGGATTAAAGTACCGTATATTGTTACTATCGATGAAGGTTCTGGAAAAATATTATCTATTTATAGAAATTATAACAAGTCTGATCCGCTTAAGAAAAAAATTCAATATTTCGTTCATTACAAATTCTTACCCGGTCTTGGTTTCTATGGCTTTGGTCTTATTCACATGTTGGGTGGTCTTACACGAACTGCAACTGCTGCTCTTCGTCAATTGCTTGATTCAGGAACATTGTCAAATTTACCTGCTGGGTTCAAGTCTCGTGGTTTCAGAATAAGAGACGATGATCAACCTATACAACCAGGAGAGTTTAGAGATGTTGATGCGCCTAACGGAATATTAAGAGATTCATTATTACCTCTTCCTTACAAGGAGCCTTCTGCAACACTATTTAATCTTTTAGGATTCTGCGTCGATGCAGGTCGAAGATTTGCCTCCATAGCAGACATGAAAATAGCAGAGGGTGGTTCTACAGAAATGCCTGTTGGCACAACCATGGCACTATTAGAGCGTGGCACCAAAGTCATGTCAGCGATTCATAAAAGATTACATTATGCTCAAAGAATAGAATTTAAATTATTATCGAAAGTTTTTGCAACTTACTTACCACCTATGTATCCATACAATGTTGCAGGTGGAGACGCTTTTGTCAAAGCAATGGACTTTGATCAAAAAGTTGATGTCTTACCTGTTTCAGATCCAAATATTTTTTCAGTTTCACAAAGGGTAACGATGGCACAAATGCAGTTACAATTAGCTCAAAGTAAACCTGAGATACATAACATTTATGAAGCGTATCGAAGAATGTATGAGGCTTTAGGCGTTCAACAGATTGAAAATATATTACCAGTGCCTGGTCAACCAATGCCAGAGGATCCTGGTGTAGAAAATGCGAAGGCACTGAAAGGAGCACAGCTACAAGCTTTCATTCAACAAAATCATGACGCTCACATTGAGGCACATAGATCTTTCGCCTCATCTGTTTTAGTTAAATCACAGGTAGCGATCCTTGCAATATTACAAGGTCATGTGTCAGAACATATTGCACTTGCTGCAAGAGCTCAGATACAAGCAGTTGTTCAACAACAGTTGATGCAAATTGCACAACAAATGGGTGGTCAGGTCCCACCACAAATATTACAACAAATTCAAAATGAAGCTGAAAATCAAATTGCACAAATTATTGCAGTGTTAACAAACAAAATGGTGCAAGAGGAACAAGAAGGATTAACGCAACAAGGTCAAGACCCTATTGTTGAACTTAAAAATAAAGAACTTGAGCTTCGCGGTGCAGAAATACAGCGTAAAGCACAAGAGTCAATGATGCAATTTCAGTTAGATCAAGAAAAATTAAAACAAGATAGAGACTTGACAGAAAAAAAGATACAATCGAGCGAAGACATGACTGAATACAGGCAAAAAATGGCAATAACACGTGATCAATTAAAGAGGAGACAAGGGTAATGGTACAACAAAAGCTCACAAGACAACAAATTCAACAGCTACAACAGCTTGTAAAGAAACAAAGTCGTAAAAGAAGGCTTACACCTGCTAATTACATGAGCACTTTGATGAAAAATGTCGTACAAATGAGGGCAAATGGGGGAAAAATGTCCGTTGAGAAAGCTTTTAAAGAACTTAAAGACAATCCACCTAAAATTTTAAAGAAAACAGCAAAAAAACATGGCAAAAAAAGAGCACAAAAACAAAAAGTTGCAATCGCCCTCTCCAAAGCAGGAAAAACTCGTCCCAAAAGGACTTAAACATCAATTAAAGGCGATTACACCGGAGCAAATGGAGGATTTGCAGACTGTTATTCGTGATCAAACTAACAATAGCCTTCAATACATCACAGAAGAGTTCGATCCGCTGATCGTTGCTAGTGCATACCTGTCAATAGTCCGACAACTTTACATGTTGTACTTGAACAAAGATGAAGCTGATGCATTATTCGAGTGGGCAAAGATGAACATGGACCCAAACTTTAAAAGGGGAGACTTGCATTAAGATAAAAATAATGTAATTTTTTTACATGGCAGATAATTTAAAAAAACTTGGCGGATCAGGAATGCAATCAATGATTCTTGACGCTCTTAAAAGATCATTAGACAACAAAACTTTACCAAAACCTGCTTACGATAGAGCAGTTAGAGCAATCATGGGTGGCTCAGAGGATATGTCACAAGCCAAACAGATGAAACTTCTCAAAGACGGTGGACTCTCAGAGGCCACTGCTAAACTAAAAGCACAGGGTTTAAAAAAAGGTAAGCAAGTAAAAAAGAAGAAAAAGAAAAGTTTTCCAGATTTAAATAAAGACGGCAAAGTAACAATGAAGGATATTCTCATTGGTCGTGGTGTCATTAAAAAAGCTAAAGTAGGAATGCAAATGAAGGGCACAAGTCCTTTGATCAAAAAGAAGAAGTAATGGCAGTACAACAAGAATCAAAAAAACAAGCACAGAAAGAAGCTACTGATATAGCCAGAGAACAATCTATAAAAAATATACTTAAAACCATAAAATTAGCAGAAGAGTTTCAGAAAGCGCTTGAAGATGACATAGATGACTCAGCTGTAGATAAAAGTTTAAAAACTTTTGAATTAGATTCTAGATTTCCTGTTAAAAAAAAATCAGGGGGACAGATTAAATGCGGCGTTCAAATGAAGGGCACAAGTCCTTTGATTAAAAAGAAAAAGTAATGGCTAGACCAGGTTTATACGCAAATATACATGCTAAAAGAAAGCGTGGTGGTAAGATGCGTAAGAAAGGTGCCAAGGGTGCACCTACTGCAGCTAACTTTAGAAGAGCTGCTCAAACAGTTAGGAAGGGGAAAAAGTAATGGACAAAGCTACAGATAATAATACTGTTATTGACGGTAAAAAAGTTCCTTACAAGTCACCTGTGGTTGACCCTGCAAAGTCTAAGACTCAAGGTCAAAAAGCAGTGCAAGTAAAGAAGAAACCATTTAAAGGAGTATTCTAATGGAAATGATTAAATCCCTAAAAACTAAATGGGACAACTTAAATAAAAAAGGAAAGATGTTAGTTGGTGGAGCAGCTGTTGTTGTTATCTACTTAATAGTCATTAATGTTTAATCTTTTAGTAGGTCCCCTCTCAAACTTAGTCGGTAATGCGGTCAAAGGTTTTGTTGAAACTAAAAAGGCAAAAGCTGAATTAGCATTAACGGAAATAAAAGCACAGAAGTCTCTCAAAGAACAGCAGATTGCCGGAAAAATTGGTTGGGAGGCTTCTGCTGTCGATCAAATGAAAGGCAGCTGGAAAGACGAGCTAATTTTAATATGCCTGTTGGTTCCGGCGGTGGCAGTCTTCATACCCGGATGGACACCACATATCAAAGCTGGATTTGAAGCCCTACACTCACTCCCTGATTATTACAAGCATCTCTTATATATCGCCTGTAGTGCGAGCTTCGGTATCAAGGGAGCAAAAGGTGCGATGGGCCTTATCACTAAAAAGAAATAGTGGATATATTTCAATTATTCACTACCTTCAAAAAACAAATTGAAGAACGAGAAGCAGATTTATTGGAGATGTTAACCTCTGGTGTAAAGGACTGGGACGAATATAAATATTTGACAGGCAAGCTAGAAGCACTAAGATCAACAAAATCAGAAATGCAAGAAACAATGAAGAGGTTCGAAGAAAATGAGTAAACTAATATTACCTGATTATTTAGCTAAAAAAGAAGAGAAAGCTAAAGAAATGACAGACATGCAAAAGCTTCCAAAGCCAACTGGTTGGCGCATGTTAATCATGCCACACACTGGTGTGAGAAAAACAAAGGGAGGTGTGCATCTTACAGACAAGGCTCAAGAAGAAATTCAACTTACAACTAATGTAGGATTAGTCTTGAAAATTGGTCCAGATGCATATAAAGATAAAGAAAGGTTTCCTGAAGGCCCTTGGTGCAAAGAAAAAGATTGGGTTCTTTTTGCTAAGTACGCAGGCTCAAGGATTAAAATAGATGGTGGGGAGTTAAGACTTTTGAACGATGATGAGGTCTTAGCAGTGATTGATGATCCGGAAGACATATTACATGCAACATATAAATAGACTCATGGAGGTCATGGCCCATGCCGGAAAAAATGGTAGATATAGATACATCAGGCAATCCTGTTGATGTAGATATAAAAGAAGAACAGAAACAAGACGAAGTCGAAGTTCAAGAACAAGAACAGGAATCTTCCGTTCGTGAAGTTAAACCCGAACAAGAAGAGCAACAATCTAACGAAGAAGATCTTAACGAATATTCCGACAGTGTAAAAAAACGTATTGATAAGTTGACTGCAAAAATGCGGGAAGCTGAAAGACGTGAAAAAGCTGCGATTGAATATGCGGATGGTATTAAAAAACAATACACAGATTTAGATAAAAAATATAAAGATTTAGATACAGGTTATCTAAATGAATTTAAAAACAGAGTAGAGATTTCAAAAGCAGCTTTACAAGATAGGTATCAAAAAGCTGTTGCGGATAACGATGTCAAAGCTCAGGTTGAAGCACAAGAGGAGCTTACTAAGCTAACCATAGACGCAGAGCGACTAAGAGCTAGTGAAGCTAAAAACAGTGCAAAGCAAGAAGAGGGTAAAGAGGTCAAAACACCAGACGCTCCTACACAACCACCTGCTGCCCCACCTGATCCACGTGCTGAAAAATGGGCAAGTGATAACTCATGGTTTGGAAACGACGAAGCCATGACATACACAGCTATAGCAATTCATAAAAAACTTGTGGGACAAGAAGGATTTGACCCGAAGTCAGAAGAATACTATAGTGAGATCGATAAACGCATGAAAAACGAGTTTCCTCATAAGTTCAGTCAAAATGAGGCTGGAGTGAATGATACATCTGCTGATGACAGACCCGTGCAGGCTGTAGCAAGCGCAAATCGTTCATCTTCTAAAAATGCACGCAGCAAGACTGTGAGACTCACACCTTCACAAGTCGCTATCGCTAAAAAGCTCGGTGTGCCACTAACAGAGTACGCAAAGTACGTTAATAAAGGAGGTCAAGCATGACAACTAAAACCTCAAGATCTGCTGACACGCGGGTAAAAACTCAACGTAAACGTGTTTGGCAGAGACCGTCATCACTTGATGCACCGCCTGCGCCAGATGGTTATATCCATCGTTGGATAAGAGCAGAAGTTCAAGGATACCAGGACACTAAGAACGTGATTAGTCGTCTTCGTGAAGGCTATGAATTAGTAAGAGCAGATGAATATCCTGACTGGCAATTACCAACAATTGAAGATGGTAAACACGCAGGGGTCATTGGAGTAGGTGGCTTATTGCTGGCTCGCATTCCAGAAGAGATTATTAAACAACGTAATGCTTATTATGAGGGCTTAACTCAAGACCAAATAAAAGCAGTTGACAATGATCTTTTAAAGGATGCTCACCCCAGTATGCCAATCAGCAAACCTGATAGGCAAAGCAGGGTGACTTTCGGTGGCTCACAAAAGACTGAATAAGTTTTTTACAAGCCATTGTTAGTTACATTTTAATAACTTTACTTTTAAGGAGTAAACAATGGCAAATCAAAACGGTAACTTTGGGTTTCGTCCAGTGCTAATGATGGGTTCCGCTTATAACGGACAAGGTCAACAACAGATGTCCATCGCTAGTAACGAAACGAACTCCATCTTTATGGGTGATCCAGTTGTATTAAACGCAAACGGATCTATCTCTAGAGGTTCATCTGCCGGTGCTGAGCTTGTTGGTGTTTTCAACGGTTGTTTCTACACAGATCCAACATCACAAAAACCAACTTTCTCAACTCATTATCCGGGTGCGATTGTAGCTGACGACATAGTTGCAAACGTAATCAGCGATCCAAATGTAATATTTGAGGTCAAAGTAGATGACACAAACGGAGGAAGAGCTCAAGTTGGTTCCACATGTAACATTGCATCATACAGTGCGGGAAATACCAAATCAGGTATATCTAACGTGGCTATTGATGGTGATACATTTGCAACCAGCAACGCATCAAACTTCGCTGTGTATGACTTATCAACTGATCCTGACAACAGTGATTACACTGTAGCGAATGCAAACATTCTAGTTAGAATCAATAAACATCAGTATACTGATACAACAGGCGTATAGGGGGTTAAACTATGGCTATATCTAGAAGTCAACTCGTTAAAGAGTTAGAGCCAGGTCTAAACGCACTGTTTGGCTTGGAGTACAGTAGGTACGAAAACGAACACGCTGAAATTTTCGATGAGGAAACTTCAGATCGTGCATTCGAAGAAGAGGTAATGTTAGCTGGATTCGGCTCTGCACCAACAAAAACAGAAGGTGCTGCAGTATCATTTGATACAGCAACAGAGGCGTTTACTGCACGTTACACACATGAAACAATTGCATTAGCGTTTGCAATCACAGAAGAGGCTATCGAAGATAATCTTTATGATAGACTTGCTGCTAGATACACAAGAGCTCTTGCAAGATCAATGGCTAACACAAAACAAGTAAAAGCTATTGATGTTTTAAACACAGCTTTCGCAGGCGCAGGTGCTGCAGGAACCAATCCTGGTGGTGATGGTGTGTCACTTATTAATACACAGCACCCATTAGCACAAGGTGGAACACTATCCAACAGACTTGCAACTGACGCTGATCTTAATGAAACTTCATTAGAGCAATCATTAATTGACATCGCTGCATTCGTAGACGAGCGTGGGTTAAAGATCGCTGCTCAAGGTAGAAAACTTATCATTCCAAAAGAATTACAGTTTACTGCTGACAGATTAATGGCTTCTGCATTAAGAACAGGCACAGCTGATAATGACATTAACGCAATTAAGAACATGGGTATGATCCCTGAGGGTTATGTAGTTAACCACTTCTTAAGTGACGTAAATGCATTCTTTATCAAAACTGACGTGCCGAACGGTTTCAAAATGTTTAACCGTTCACCAATCAGAACATCTATGGAAGGTGACTTTGATACAGGTAACGTAAGATACAAAGCTAGAGAGAGATACTCATTTGGTTTCTCTGATCCTAGATGTGTCTTCGGTACATCAGGTGCATAATAAATAACTAACATGAAAGGGCGTATGTCTTTGACTGCGCCCTTTTTTTATGTCAAAATAAAATTTTATTAACATGACCCTTCGGGGACTTACAAAGGAGTAAGACATGGGAACAACTACATTTTCAGGTCCGATTAAAGCGGGCTCTGTAAGAGAAGGAGCTAGTGCTAACACTGGCTTTGCCGTTATGGCACAATCTAAAGTAATCGACATTATAGGAGCAGACGCAAATGATCAGGTATGCGCAACCGTTCCTGCTAACTCTCAGATCATAGACGTAATTTTAAACGTCACTACAGTTAGCAACGATAGTGGTACGGCCACTGTTAGCGTGGGAACTTCTGGTGATCCAAATGCATTTCTTGATGCAGTAAACGTAAAAGCTTTAGGCACAACAAGAGGCACTCTAGACACAGAGGCTACTGACGTTGGTACATCTGATCTTACAGTTTTAGCAGATTTTGCTGGCGGTAGTGACGATGGCACTACTGGTGCAGCAACTGTAACTGTCATGTACATACAAAACAATAACTTATCATAGGAGTAAATTATGTTTGCAGTAAAAACAGTTAAGAGAACAAGCACTGGCACTGTT